ATCCTCCTTTCATTCCTTCAAGCATCCCTAAAAATTTTATTTGTGCTTTACATTTTTCAAGTGTAGATCCTTTATTGATAATTTTACCAGATTTTAATGATTTAACTGTATATAAATTTTGATTGCGTTTTTTTCTAATGGACCAGGGCATTATATAATATAATATTAGATTATATTTTATTAAATTTTCCATCTTTCTTTTTTCTTATAATTGTTTTACCTTTTTTAATTACCATTTCTTCTTCTGAGTCTGATGATTCTGATGAGTCAGAATCGCTATCATCACAAAGACAATATATTTCTTTTTGAGATAAAACAATTTTGGGATAACTTTTAATGATTGTAACAGCACGACTTTTTAATTTCTTCAATCTTTTTATTTCCTCCTTGGACATTCCTAAATAATTATCACACAAATATTTCATTGATCGTGTGCCAAGACTGATTGGAAACATTGTAATACTATGTGATTCATTTAATATTTTTTTAGTTAAATGCCCATTACAAGCTTCATGAAACACAACACAGGCGGAAACGTTATAATGTCTACCCGTCATAAGAATATCATCCATAATTCTCAATACATCTTTTCTAAGTGTTTTATTACTCAAACTTTCAACATCATCAAATACTACCATGCTATCTTCGAAATCTTTACTCGTTAGGTTATCTTCTAATAATTCTTCATCAATCTTAATATTTTTAATGCTTACTCCTTCAAACGAAATATCTTCATCAAATGGGCTAAATACATATATAAGATTTGATTTATAAATTTTTTTGTATTCTTGTAAATAATTTTTAATCCAATATGTTTTTCCTGATCCACTCTGTCCACTTATATAATTTATTTGACGATTCTTCTTATCATCTGGGAGTAATTGAAAAAATGCATCTCCATCAAGTTTGAGTTCATTAAATCCATGTAATGCTTTACCATTTGCATCAACATATATCATTTTATTCTTAAACTTACCCGTTCCGCCTTTGATTTGTATTATTTGGCTTCCTATGTTTTCAAAATTTAAATATTTCATTATTATATATAATTATATATGATTTTATTTTTTTCTAACTTTCCTTGTTTTATTCTTGATTCCTGAACCTATGATTTTATCACCTAATTTATCTAATTGTCCTACATCATGACTTTTCAGCGGATTATAACTTCCTGCTTTTATTGTTGTAGTTTTATTTGATTGCTTTTGTAATGGAATCATAGATGAAACTACATCTGTGTTTGTTCTCACATCGTGGTGATTTTTACCTGTTTTATGAGTTAATAATGCTGATAAATTTGCGGGTCTATCTAATGATATACTTTCTTTTGAATTTTTCCCCACTTCTTCTGCAAGCATCGCACCTTGAGAATGACCGATAGTCGATAAATTCTTAGCTCCATATTTAGCCTCTGCTTTTGCTTGTGCATCTTTTGCATGTTTATATCTGTTTGTATGTTTATATAATCCTGTTGCGTAGAGTAGATTATTGGACCAATCTTTTAATTTTCCCTCTGTACCTCTATGTGATATAATTGCTTGTCCTGTTGTTGGATTATGATATACTTGTGATCTCCTTCCACTTAATGAATCATCTCTTACAAATCCATCAATATTTTGGGATTGTTCACCAGGCATTTTATAACCAGATTTTAATACATCTCGTAGCGTTGATGCTTTTAATGCTCCTCCTCTAGGTGGTTTTCCTAGTGATTCATGTGTGATTAATCCAGTTCGTGAAAATGAACCACCAGTTAAAAATGGTGATATAGGTACATTAGATTCAATTCCATCATCAATATTTTGGGCTGCTATATTTCCTCCTGATAAAGTTTTACAATTACATGGATACATATTTATCTATATAATATAAGAATAAAATAAAAATTTAATATAAAATGTATTTATATATTAAATATGGATAAAATTAAAAAATCTTTGTCTTATGCATTCTCTGATAGTGATATAAGACTGTATCTACCCAATATACCTATTATGGAGTATCACGATTTAGCCAAATACCCAACTATTAAAGATTTATTACCTGCACAGACATGCAGCGTTATTATACTTATTGAAACGAGCGAGAAGAGAGGTCACTGGTGTAGTTTATCAAGGAGGGGAAATACATTAATATGGTTTGATTCGTATGGATTAGATGTTGATGCAGAATTTAGATATATTCCCATTAAAATACAGATTACTTTACACGAAAGTAAAAGATATTTGACAAAATTGATAGATAATTCAGATTTTGAATGTGAATATAATGGATATCAACTACAAAGTAAAAAATCGTTTGTCTCAACTTGTGCACGGTTTGTTATATTATGGTTATTGAAGTTTAATGAAGGGATGGATTTATTAGATTTTTATAAATATCTGGATTTTTTAGCTGAATCCCTGAATTTCAAAGGTAGTTTGAAATATGATTTGGTAGTTTTAAATCAAATTCCATTTTCTGGAAATTAAGATTTTTGAAAAAATCTATAAATTTATTTTCTAAGTATAGTATATATAATGCCAGATATCAATTTATTAGTTAATACCCTAAACGAGTTAAATCAAGCCTATAACGGTACGCACCAAACGCTTACCATTCCTGCCGCATGGTTAGCAGACGCAAATTCACCAGTAAGTATTGTTATTAGCAAACTTATTTCGGGTTCCCCACCAAATGCAGTGGTTAACACGGCAAATACTTCGTTATTAAATACTATTGTTGCTCAGATTGGTTATATTACAAGTGGTTATAACTTTACTATAAACTGTCCATATAATATTGTCAATATGCATCACACCACTCTTCAGCAATTCCTCGAGGTTTATAATGGAACAAGAACAGATATATCACTACCATCAAACGCATTGCAAGCTCCCAGTTCATATTTTTCATTGGTTGTAAATAATTGTTTTACAGGCACAGCACCGAATGCAGTGATAAAATCAACAGCAACTACATATGCAAACTTTGGTATGGCTCAAATTCCATCAAGTGTATTAGGGTTCACTCCAGCTTATATTACTACAAATGTGCATACTCTTCAGGCATTTTTAAATACATACAATAGAATTAGGCATGATATTCTAATGCCTCCTTCATTAAATCAGACAGGTTCTTCTTTTTATAAAATTGTAAATACTTGTTTCTCAGGTTTTACACCAAATGCAACTATACAATCACAAGCCGTTCAATATACTACTACCTTAATGTCCCAAATCCCATCATCTTTAACAGGAATCCCAACTGTACCTGCAGTTCCCGCTGGTCTACCAACTGATTTATATCTTGGTCGTTTCACTACAGTTAGAAATGATGTAATTAATTTTGGTAATTCTAAATTGCAAGGTGTAGCCAGTGCAGTGAATGCGACCGACGCTATTAATAAAGCTAATCTTGATAGTGCAATTTCTACTCTGAATGCTAGTATTGCAAGTTCAAGCACTGCAGATCAAGCATATACTAATACTAAAGTAGATGAGCAAAAATCAAGAATTGATGCAATTCTTGCTAATGCAGGCACCACTCTTGATACTCTAAAAGAAGTTAGTGATTTCGCCAATCAATTACATAATACACAAGCACAAGATATTTTAAGTTCAACTACCACTCTAACCAATTCATTAAATGCTGAAATTTCAAGAGCAACACTTGTAGAAGCTAATTTGAAAAAGAAAATTGAATTCCAAACGGATGTATTACCTGTTCCTTCTGTTTATGCTGATGGAGAACAACCGTCTCCAATTCCTTCTGCTATAAAATCAAATTCACTTTTCACTGGTGTTGATGGCTGGTATTATACAAATTCAAACGCTGGTAGAAAAGCTAATTGGTATGTTCCTACCGTTTCATCCTTAAAGGTATCTGATATTGAAAATCTCACTTTTGATGCTACTTTGTTTTCTACGGCGTCTCCACCATATATTCAATTTTATACGCAAAAAACTGCTACTGGTAATGCGGGTAGTTGGTATAAAGCAAGAGTTGGATATTCAGTTGCGGATGTTTCTCGACTTTCCACATATAAAGATTATCAATTTTACACAATGAAACCAAATGATACACCATTACCAGGAAAAATTCAATATGCATTATCACTTGATGATATAGGCACTGTTGGAACGACTAGTCCAGATGATTTAATTCTTGCTATTGTCATCGCAACAAATAGTGCTGCTCCAGTAAATGCTGTTCAATTTGTATTAGATAAAGTTCGCGTCCATACTTCTAATGGTGTATTTGCTTATAATTATTCATCTTTTACCACTGAAATTAATGCTGTTTCATCTTCTTTATCATCTACTAACACATCTTTAACAACATCTATTAACACTGTTGCATCAAACCTAGCCTTAGAAGCTGCAAGAGCAACAACTGCAGAAAGTAATCTCACCGCAAGTATTGCAACTGCAAACACAAGAGCAGAAACTGCAGAAGCTAGCTTACAAAGTTCCATTAACACTTTAACAACAAATCTTAGTGCTTTAACAACTAGACAAGCCTCCGATATTGCTACTGAACTCGCAAGAGCACAAGCGGCTGAGAGTGCTTTATCCACAAGATGTGATACACTACAACAACAACAAACTGTGCATACTGGTCAAATAGCTAATTTATATACCTACTTTTATAATAATAATCCAACAGTTGTTCCAACTCGATAAATTTAATTCATTGATAAATACCACTTTCCTATTTTGTTATATGCATAAATAATATATATTAAATCAATTTTAGTATTTTTTTCTACAATAATTTCTTTTACTCCTTCTGGAGCATAAAATTTACTATATATTAAGTCAGTTTTTGAATTATTGTTTATTGTAATATTACCTCCCGATTCATTTATCAAAGATATTTTATATCCATTTAATTGTTTTTGTGGTAACATAATTATATTTGGTTTTAATACAATTATGTTTCTTTGTGTGCCGAGAAATTCTTTTCCAGGATTGTTTAAAAATGCAAAATCAGACATTATTTATATATATTTTTATATAATACATTTATATAATTTTTTTTCTTGATTTACTCTATATAAATGAGTAGCGGGTCTAATGATAGCGTCTGGACTGCAGATATAGAAAAATTATTAGAAAATATACGATTCAATTGTGTAATATTATCAAAAGCACATAAGGAAAGATATTTTTATTTAAAAAGTTGGTTGAAATATTTTAAAATTCCTTCTATTATCCTATCTGCTATAAATAGTGTTATCGCTATAGGATTAAATACATATCTTGAACAAACGGTTGTTAGTTTAATAAATTGTTTAATAAGTTTAGTAATTGGTATCTTAAATAGTATTGAATTATATATAGGAGTTGAAAAAGAACTTGCGATTGAATTATCTGTTTCAAAAGATTATTATTTATTAAGTGTTAGTATCTATAAAATATTAAATTTGGATCGTGATAATCGTAATATTGACGGTTCTGCTTTTCTTGATCAATGCTTATCAACATATTCGAAATTGTTTGAAAGTAGTTGTGTTCTTCAAAGACGTTTACTAGATAAATTAAGTTTGATTGAAGATACTAAATTTGAATCTAAGACAGAAAGTAAAGATGAATTAAACGACGAATTACATGAAGGTGAAATAAGTTTTATTTAAAATTAATTTAATATAGATTAATTTATTTTTTTATATATAATATAATATATATAAATGAAAATTGATATTTCTGTTGATATTGATGAAATTATTAAAAACATTCTAAAAAATGAAGAATTATTCGAATTTATGATAGAAGAGTTAACAAAACGAAATGATAAGATAAATATTAAAGATGTTATATCTATGGATGATCTACTCATAAGCAATGATAAACACTTTGATCATATTAATGATATGATTGTTGAACCTGATCTATCTATAGTTGTCGCACCAATTAAACGACGTAGAGGA